ATTGATTTTGTATTGCTCGACCGAGGCGTTGTCGGTTTGGACACGTCCGCCGATCGAGATCAGTGGATTCAAAAGGCATTTCATATTGACGCCTTCATTGGTTTGCTGAGGCGTTCCTATCAATCCGGTTTTGCTCGTTAGGACTACGACAGTTCCCTTTAAATACGATTTAAGAGGAACGAAATTTATTTTCTCATCCTGAATTGACCACGCGTTTCCTGTCGTCATCGCGATGGTTCGCAAATAATCCCTCGTGGTACCGTAAAAAACTTTTCCTCGTGGTAACTGACTTGTCGGCAAATTTTCTGGCGTACTCCCTAGAGTCACATTTCGATCGTTCATGGTCTTGGCGAGCATAGCGATTTGATCACTGGGCTTTACCCCAGAATTCATCGTCTGATTCACAATGGCGAAATTATAAGCATTGTCCCCATCGCCCGCCACGATATCGATGAAAGTATCAGTCGCGCTCTCGCGGCCAAGAATTACTTGTTTGATGTTGCCTTGAAAAATAACTCCATAATTTCCTTCATAGCCGGCCTGTAAAATAACTCTTTTAAATTCGGCCTTGATTCGCAAAGCCGTCTCAAGATCTAGGTTGTAAACGCGAATGTCGGCGTTATTGGGAGTCATTGAATTAGAACGTTTGCACGAGAATTTGATATGGAGTTGCGACAAATCAACGCCATTGCCAAGATCGGTATTGAAAACTATAAGATTTATTTTTCGCCCGTACTCTTGGGCCCCGCGCTGAGCTTGGTTGGAATTCAAAAGGTCTGTGGCATTTGTGTTCGCCGTATTATTGGCCATCAGACATCCGTCACGAAATAAAGATTCGATTCGGCGCCGAGATTATCTAGGGTCGGCACGGCGGTCTCATCACCGTCCGTGTAGACGTAAAAACGCCCATTGATTCCGGTGTATTCGATGCCGTCCAGTAAATTGAGACCAGTAATCAGCGGAATGTTTGCAGCGATCGGATTTCCGTCTGTATCGGCGATGTCCATGACCCACCCCGCATCGGCGGCCGAGTTCCATTTGACGGTGACCTGGTAATTCACACCGTTCAGCTCGATCTGAAATGTCTGAGGTACATTAGTCAAAGGCATCAAAGAAATAGTACTCATGGCGACAGAGCTCCTGGAATTTTCATCAGTCCGCCAGTTACGCCTTCACTCAAGTTTTTAAGAATAGATTTCTTGCCGCCTTGTTGAGTCGCTCCCGTAGTACCTGGATCTTTTTGCTGGGTTCTTGGTACGTTGACCGTGGTCACACTAACGATGATCACTTCCTGACAAGAGATCGAAAGCGCTAAACAATTTTCGGTATTTTTATCGACCGTCATCCCGAGCGCTGCGATCAGCATGTTTTTATAGGTTCTTTTCGTGGTCACGATCGTAAAAGGAACACGACTATTTTGCAGATCTTGAAATTGCTGATAGATCACCTTCGGATCGCTAGAAGCGTCACTTCGAAAATAAAGCGTCGAGTTGAAAGTCGTGGGCTCGCGGTAAGCGTGATCCGTGATCGATGCGCCCTGCTGCACCGGTTGCTTAGTAATCGTGAGAGTGTCATTCGTGTTTTCTTGAATGACGACTTGGGCCTTAATGGACCCGATCATTCGACCGGATCCAAAAAGAACATCTTGAAGCGGCTGATTTAGGAAACTCATTACCTAGTCGCTCCTGTTAGATTTCTCACCATATCGAAATTCACTCGCGATTGCTCGCCGGCAACCATCTTACCGACCGATTGAGCGTCCGAAACCCCATTCACATTGATATTTGTTTGCTGATTCACGTTTTGATTTGTCTGTGGTGAATTAGCCACATTACTTCCGAGCGGAACCACGCTTGCAATCGGATTATTTTGCAAATTTTGAATCAGACTCGGGGCCGCACCTATGAGATTCAGCATCTTATCCCCAAGACCACTGAAAAAACCAAGAACTGATTTTTTAACGAGATCCCATTTCCAAATGAGAAGTCCTATCAATCCAAGCAATACGGTCGCGGCGACAATCCAAAGTGTTAGTGGATTAAGCGCCAGAACAAAATTGAAAGCGGCCCACGCGGTCTTGGCTCCGTCGATCACGGTCTTAACGGTCGAAAATGTGTCTTTTACTATTCCAACCGTTCCGTTTATTGCTTTGATCGCCGTGATGACGGCATAAACGGCGCCCGCAACGCTAACAATAGATGCGACCAGACCGACGATCATTTTTGTCGTATCCGATCCCCAATCGATGAGGGATTCGCCTCCCTCTTTAAACGTCATAAAGTCGTCATAGAGAGCTACAATCGCGAGACCCAACGCAATTATGCGGCCGATCGGTGTGTTCAAAAATGACAGATTGAGGAGCTTCCACGCGGCGATAATTCCGATGATCACGGTCGACCAACCATCGGTTCTACGGTGGAGATCGTAAAAGAAGTCATAAATCCGCTGCAAGATCGACCAAACTCGAGATCCGAGTTGCACGGTCGCATCGAACGCCTTGAGCAAAAAGAAAACGAATTTCTCCAAAGCGGCCTGGATATTCGGCATATTTTGATAGATTTTTTGCCGAAAAATGTCCATTTGTTTGGTCAAAGTAGGGATGAATTTGGCTCCGACCGATTTGTAAATCGCATCGAAGGCGAACTTGGTTTTCGCCAAGCTCATATTGAATTTAACCGATTGAACGATGACCTTTTGAAGGTTTATCCCCGCGGCCCCGTACGCTTTGAGCATTTCATTTCGAAGGACGAGTGTCTTGTTTATCGCCGGTGCAATGATTCTAAATTGATACCCGATGTCCTCAAACGATGAGGATATATTCGACACGGCGGCGAAAATCCCCGCAGCGGCGACCTGAATGGACCCGTAAAGAGCCGTCACTCGAATTGTGGCTGATTTTATCGAATCATTAAATTTCTTGAGCTATGACTCATCGACACCGAACCCGAGACCGACCAAAAAACTCTTAATGACTTCGCCGCCCATTATTTATTCGCCTTGTGAAAGCGCCTTTCATTTTCAAACTTCACGTCTAAAGCCTCATTCATTCGAGCAATGTCCTCTAGATCAAGTTTACCGTCGATGAGGCCCTCATAACCACACATGCCTTCCAAAACTGGCCGCATAATCCAGTCCTCACCATCAGCCATTTCAACCCAGTTTACTTCCCTTTTCGACTCTGCTCCCGAGGTTATGAAACCTGCGGGAGTGCGCCGAAAAAACCTGATAAATTAAACATCAGAGACCTCCCGGCCGCATTCAACAGAATCGACAAATCTAAGTTATCAAACATGAGATTATTATCGCGAGCTAGGAACGCCCAATTCCCTCCGTCTTGTTTCATTTCGACGGCTCCTAAAAGACCTGTCAAAACCAAATTAGCATCCGCATCCGAAAGTCTTGAAAGCCCATTCATGATCGGCGTAATGAGTTTTGACAATTGCTCGAAGCGATCATTTTCTTCGAGCTCCTCGATATTCATTTTTTGCATCGACGCGAGCGTCGGCGCGATATCTCCTAAGATTGGAGCAATACGCCGAACGATATGAAATTGCTTTAGAGCATTGATCTTATTTAGTTTGAATTGACGCTCGCCAATCTGAAAATTCCGGTCCATTGAATTCCCTTCCCCTGAAAAATTTCAGAGTGGAATCCTATTGACCCACTCCAAGGACAGTATTGGTCTTGATGACGTCGAAAGTCCATTCATTCATCCCCGCTTCTTTAGCATAAGTAATCGTGGGACGTTTTTTGAATGCCACTGATTGATTTATTATCAAATCATTGCGGGCCGAATCGACAATCGTCAGTACGTTTTGTCCCCAAAGCGCCGAGGAGGCCGATTGTAGGTCATACATCAATTGTAAAATCGCATTTGCGGGCGACGTCTTGAGTAGCCTCACCGTTACGGTCGACGCATCGCTTGCGATTAGTGAATGCTGACCTTGTCCGTCCGCGCCGATGGTCATCACGTTTTTATCCTCGACGGCTTCAATCGTGATTCCTTCTTCGGCGACCGCCGCGCCGGCCGCAAGATTCACAACTCCACCGGCACCGGCTAGAGTCGCTTGAATGTTTAAAAATGAATATGCGGGCATTTTTAACTCCTCTTATCTATTAACGTTGATGACGACGTCGACAGTATTGATCGCACCAGCCAATTTAATCGCGGCTTGAATCGGTGGCGCCGCGCGCGTTTCCCGATCCGCTTGAGATTGTAGAGCCACGGGTTGGGCGTAAATGTAATAGCCCGTTTTTAAATATTGACCCGTAGTGAGTTCGCCAAATTCAACCGGCGAATTCCATACCCCTGGCGCCACGAGACCGTTGTTTACGGCCTGTCCAAATATTCCATTGATCGCATTGACGAATTGATTCACGCCCGCATCGGTCTGAGGGATTTTCGTTGGAGATTGATAGAGCAAATTGTAGCAGGCGTTTTGAACCGCATCTTGCAACCAATCGAGTCCGAAAATTTCATCGAAATATGCAGGACCACTCATGACTCCATATTGCAAAATCACGGTATCGTTAACGTAATCCACGAATACGTTACAGCGTTTGTTTTGCAAAACATCAGCTTGAGAAGTCGGCAAATCCTCACCGATCACACCAGGCTCTTGTTTGTACATCATGTTGATGGTCGTATTTTGTCCTGAGAAATCCACCGAGAATGCACGGCCAAAAAATGAGGCAATCGCATAAGCGGCGGTGCTCGAATATTGACAAAAAGACCGCAAATAGCCTGCAGCTTTTTGGCGGCTTGCGAGATCATCCGTGACCTCACTATCAAGGACACTCGGATCGATAATGGTCGAGCCGTAGATGCGCTTGATATCTAAAGCCTCAATGAAAGCCGAAACTGCAATGCTTTGATCGTCAGTTGGTTGAACCGAGGACGCAAACATTAGGCCGTACCAGAGAGTCGTAAGATCGGCCATAATCGCAACCGCTGCGACCGGTGTTTCGGCGACATAACCTGGCACGAGGTCGGCGTGTGCGACCGATGTCAACTTTAACATTGACGAAATATCAGTACCGGATCCAGGTGCGGTCGCATAGCTGACGGACGAACTTGCGCCTGTCGATTCACTTGTGACCGTGAATTTCTCGCCATCCCAGGCAATCGTAGCGCCGGTCAAATCGGTATTGATGATCGACGCGACCGCATTCAATGTCGGAGCACTCGAGAAATCAAGGCCGGTCAAATGCTGAGCGGATCCGCCATCAATGGTGATCGTAAATCCGCCGTTCGTGATAGAAGTCCAGTTCGACAAACTTTGCTGAGTCGGAGTCAGAATTCCGCCGATATTTAGGCCTGCTGAATTCGCCTGAATCCAACGGCCGATCATCAAAGTTTTCGGTTGAGGAACCTGGCTGTAAAAAAGCAAAGCAGCTTCATACTCGGGAGCCTCGGTACCAAAATCGGTCGCGACCTCATCGATCGAACCATACGTCCGATATCGTTCTTGGCCGTTGATTACGTCCGAATTGCCCATGATCAAGAGCACGCCAAAATTTCGTTGGGCCGCCGCTTGGGGGCTCAGATTAACGTCAACTCTTACGAGTCTTGATACAGGCAACATTCTTAGGCTCCTTTTTTCTTAGCTTGTTTCACGTCGCAGTGATGGGCCTTTTTAAGAGCGGCCGGAAACCGAGGATTCGCGCAAACCGGATCCACGCCCAAATGTGGCTTGGGATAAGGCTTTTTTACCGGCGCGGCCATTACTGAAAAACCGATCATTGTAGACAAAATAAATTTCATTTTCTCTCCCTTTATAATAAATATTCCATTGCAAAACTTAAGAAACCAGGTGCATTTCCGGAACTTGGAAATCCGGTGACACCAGTTTTTATAGCAAGTGTTTGTGCAGATGATCCGCCCTGAACAACAAAATTATATGTCGAACCGTTAGTGACCGGAAAATATCCAACTAAAACGATAGTTGCACTATTGTTTCCAGCCAGACCACCCGTGCTACTACTGGTCATTCCAGCGCTTCCGTAGGCCAAAACTGTCGCGCTATTTGTTTCGATCAATTGAAGTCCGGCCGCAATTTTCGCAGTAACTCCGGTCGATGAATCGATAGACACTATTGCTTCGACTCTTAAGGTTCCATCTACAATGGCTGTGATAGAAACACCCGGTAAAATCGTAGTGCCACCGCTGATGGTGGATACCGTTCCAAAGCCTTGGTTGTACTGTTCATTTAATGTTGACGCAGTAGTCTGATCGAAATCGGCATATGTGGTACTCGTTACAGTCCAAAACGCTGCTGAGTTGGTCGTAAATCGGCCGGCCCATACGCGGGCAGCGACAGGAGCCTGAAAGGAAAGGTTTCCATTGCCGTCGGTAACCAATGGCGTACCTGCTACTCCGTCATTTGTAGGCCAAGTGAAAAAACCAAATCCTCCAGCATTATCAGAAACAATGTCGATATGACCGGCGGGACTAGTAAGCCTTAGATCGCTAATTTCAGCCAGATCCGTGGTCATTTGTTTATTGGAAGCGTATGCGATGCCGGCCAGGGCAAAAATTGTCGCGATGAAAATTAGAATTTTTTTAATCATAAAAATCCCTCTCTAAGGAAGCGTCGAGACATAAAGCCAAACGTCTGCTTGACCCTGTGTTGCCGTATCCAAATTCTGATCGCTCGTCACCGTCATTACAACATCCGTCGTTCCACCGAAATTCGGAGCATCAACTACGTTCGATGAATATGAAAGCGTATCACTCGGAGCTTGAAAAATGTCGGCATTATCGACCAAAATAACAGGATTCGCGACAGTTCCAAGGGCCAGAGAATATTGAGTCATGACCGCCGGACCACCGGAATCATTGAATGATGTGGTGTCGTGAATCATGGCCCCGTGTAGGACGCCTTTAAGGGGAAGTGTGTAGAGAGTTACTTGATTGGTTGGCGCGGCCGTCGCTAGATCCGAATAAGTGACCGTGAAATGAACCCAGTGAGCAACGTCAGACGGGGCAGGAGCGCTTGTCCATGACATATTTCCAGCACCGTCAGTCGACAATACATCACCACTAGATCCGTCCGCCCCCGGCAGCACATATGCCGTCGATCCAGATAGAGTCGGAGCCACAAATGAAATTTGATTTCCAGAATCAACGAATCCTAAAGGACCATGTACTTCGATAGTACTCGACGGAGCGGAGAATGAACTTGCTCCAAACTGGGTTTTACCTGACATCCAGTTTTGAATCGGGGTAGTGGAATCATTTTCCAAATAAACGCCGTAGTGATTCGTGACGACTCCAGGACCTGCAGGAACGCGCAAAGAGTAAAAATCATAGAGATTCGTGAGAGTCCCATTTTCCGAAAATGTATTGGCCGAAAATCCGTATGCGTTATTCGTGACACCGGCCGTATCGGAATTGATGAATAGCAAAGAATTGGCGCCGCTCATATTGTCCAAAATGCCCTGATCTGTCATATCACCACGAGTTACCGAGAAGTTCATTCCAGATATCGTTTTATCGTTTTCAGCACCCGCTTGAACGAGTCCTACCGCAACCCCATTGATCCCGATAGTCGTATTCGATGAAGTGCCAGCCAATGTGGTATTGGATTGCGCACTCATGATGCCGCCGCTCGCGCCAGAATCGGTCACCGAGGACGACACTGATATGTCGCCATTTATCTCTAGGCTTTTGATCGTATTATCCCAAAAGAAATTCGCATTGTCTTGGGCGAGCGTCGAACCGTTCGAAAAGATCACTGATCCCGCCGTCAAACTTGGGAGGACAAATGTGCTGGCAGCGAGCGTATCAAGCGCCGATGCAACGTTATCGGGTACGGGCGACCAATCGCCAGCATTGGCAGGCGTATAGCCCTCATGAATGGCTAGGGATGTAGGAATGAAACTAAAATTTCCTGTGATCGCGCTCGCGGCCGGAATACTACCTGAATCGGATAAAATCGTCGGAGTGCCGCTCCCAGTCGTCGTACCTTCGATCGTATAGCCGGTGTCGGCAATATCACCTGCCAATTCGGCCGTCACGCCACCATATAATTGCATGGTCGTATTGAAAAAATCGATTCCACCAGACATCAACAAAAATGCCGATCCAGAATCTTTGAAATTAAACGTTCCAGAGACGAGTCCAGCGCCCTGCAAGATAGCTTCGCCGGCCTGAATTGTCAGACCTCCGGCGGCCGCAAATTGAGCCCCATATCCAAAGAAAAAGGTAGCCGGTACGCCCGCACCTTGTTGTTCGAAATCTATCAATCCGAATGCGCCCGAATTAAAAAGCGCTAGACTAATTTCGCTCGAGTCATTTCTTACCCACGTGAAAGTCGATACAAAAGTAATATTCGTAAAACTCGCCGTATCGTTTCCTGATCCTCCGGTAATAACGAAGGGCTGACTAATTTGTATTTCATAATCCGACACAATATTAATATCCGGAGGACAAGAAATGGTCGTTGAATCCGAATCGTTATTTCCTCCGGAAACCTGAATCACATATGGTTCGCTGACGCTTGGGCTGATCGAATTACAAGCTTTTTGAAGCGTTTTCCATGGATTTACGAGGTTTCCGGTTCCGGTCGAATCGTCACCAGATAGAAAATCAACATAGACCATATTTTTTGTATTTGCCAAGGTGGCAATCGCAGATCCTGGGCCGCTAGAAGAAACGTCTCCCGTTGTGGCTGTGATATAATTTCCAGCCGCTTGCTTTCCATTGAACGTCGACCAATCAGCGCTCGACAAATAACCATTGTGTGTCGAATCAGACACATGTTGGGCTATCGAAGTTCCAGATCCGATGACGGCGCCAGTACCAGATGTGACCGTGATCCCATCAGTACCTGCATCGGTCAAATTTCCGAACGTAAGAGCGCTTTGCTTTCCATTAAATGTAGTCCAATCGGCCGCCGATAAAAGACCGGGTTGCGATCCGCTCGCCGTTTGAACGTTGACAGTCACATTCGGGCCCACGGTCGAATTTGACCCACTTCCAACCGATACGCCGGTCGTGCTCGTGGAGATAGACCCAAATGTCAAAGCTGATTGTTTAGAATTGAAAGTTGACCAGTCTGTCGATGAGAGACATCCTGCCTGAGATCCGCTGGCCGCTTGACATGAAATCGAAGGCGTCTGACCGCCGGTGCTCGAGAGAGGACTTGATGCGCCAACCGAAGTCACAGCCGAGGCAAAAGATAGATTGCCAGACCCATCATTTTTAATGAATGAATTGGCCGCGCCCTGACCCAAAGGAAATGTCAGTGAGTATGAAGTCGTCGAAGTATCTACAACTAAACCGACATATTTTGCAGAATCATTAGACAATAATTTTATTACGCCTGGCGTAGTACCAGATCCTGGAATGATTTGGACATCGCCGCCATTCGATCCAGCGCTACCGCCCCCGCCTTGAACGATTGCATTTCCAGCCAATGCTCCGCCAGAAGTGCCGCCCCCGATAAGCGCGGCCAATCCACCTGCGAAACTTGAAGATCCCGTGGAACTTCCGCCTCTAAATGTTAATGCGCCGCCATTGGCATTCGTTGCGGAACCTGGATTAACTGACAAATTTTTCGTGTCACTTCCAGATTCATCGGGAGTTTGAATGATGTGGTTGGCATTTGAAAAAATCAGATCCTGATTTACTGAAGTCGGACCCGTCAAATTTGAAAGTGATTGATTCGCATAGCTAAGGGACGGGATGTCGCCCGAAACTAGAGATCGAAATGTGGGCTGAGCCGCGCCTCCGCTCGTCGGACCCGCAAAGACACGATTGGCCGATTGATTCGAAAGCGTAAAGGTAAGAGTCCCGCTCGAAGTTACTGGACTTCCGCTGATACTATAAATTGGCGATGAACTACCATCGGCCAAAGCCACGGACGAAACTGAGCCTATTGAAACAGTGGTCGGTTCCCATTGTGTTGATGTGCCATTATATTTCAAAAATTGCTGATCATTCGGCGCCGTGCTCGAGACCGCGGTTCCCTGAATGGCAACGACCGTTGTACCGGCAACGCCTGGTCCATTTCCCACGACATCATCGATCAAATCGGTAATGTAATTGCCTTGGGGTTGCTTGAGATTGAACGACGTCCAATCCGCCGAAGTCAGACATCCAGATTGGGACCCACTGGCATTTCGGCACGTGATATTTGGCGTGCTTCCACCCGAACTTAAAATAGGAACGGATGCGGTTACCGAAGTGACTCCGCCGCCCCCACCTCCGGCACCGGGTTCCCATTTATCAGTGGTGCCGTTGTAAACCAAAACATTTCCGTCAACCGGAACTGAATTAGAGACATCTTGTCCTTGAAGCTGATTCGCATTCACGAAAATGGGCGAAATATAGGCGTTCGCCGTGAACGTGCATAGAAATGTGAAAATCAATAAAAATTCACGCATTACGGAGTTCCTTGCATCACGACGATGTTATTATTCCCACTTTCGCTGACGACCCAAATTTCGTTGATGGGTGCAGCTACCGGTTCATACGCGCCGCCGGCCGGGACATAAACACCGACGGTCCCAACTTGAGTTTGAGTGCTTACATAAACTCCGACGGTCCCGATATTTTGAATCAAAAGATAACTTCTCTTGGCGTTGATCGCGAGCACTCTCGTGCTTGTATTGGTCGCAGTGATCGTTTGAGGAGGGTTAAATGCGTCCGCGAATAATGTCGAACTAAATAAAAATCCGATTAGAAAAAGAATTATGCGCATTTATGGCTCCTCTACTAACCAAGTTTGACTGTGCGGAACGGCATCGCCATCCACCACAGTATGAAGCATACCCCCGGCCGACACAAATGAAAGGATGGGATAAGTCCTTTGGACCTGTCTAGTTAAAAATATACTCATTTCATATCGATCGATCCAACGTTCGTTGACTAAATCTGGACCTCTGATCGCGCTCGTGCACTTTAAGTATCCCATGTTAGCGAGTCGCAATGCCTCGAGATTTTGTTGGATCTGAAAACCATCACGAAAGGAGGAAATGTTTTCCTGAGAATTCGGCCCGTAAAATGCGCACTGTATCTCAATCGACTCTTGGCGTAAAAATATCGTACTCGCGCTTTCATCCATTCCCCAATATGCAAATTGATCTGGATCCGTCATTTGGATTCCAAATGCGAGCCAATCGGTTCCGACATCTGGTTGCTTTGGAGGCGCGACTTGCCATTTCGGCCGTACGAGCGTGCCGTCAAAACCGGTAATGCCAACAAGGACGGTTTGAATGAACTGCGTGAGCGTCAACGAGCCGGGAAGCCCTTGGCTTGACGATGGGACTAAATATCCGCCAGTTGCGCTATCGTTGCTCATGGCGCCGGAACCTCCGCGACACAGATTCCCTCATTCCACCCGGATCCATAGTTGAGCCATGGCGCAACTGATTGAACCTGAAATCTTTTCCCCTGAAATACAATAATGTCTGGGTAAACCGAAGTTCCGTCAGATTTAATTTCTGCCTTGATGAAAAATGATCGGATGTCGGCGAGCCTTAATGCCTCCGGCAATCGCTGGATTTGTTTTGTCGACGCGGGCTGGACTGATCCCACGGTCGTGACCGAGTTTTCCATTAAGGTGTTTTCGCCGTAGGAATTTACCGTCGGCGTCCGATGAATGAGCGTAATCGGGTCAATGAAAACCGGATCTAAAAGTAAGTCTGAGACGTCTAATTGAGCCAATCAAAAACTCCACTGGATGACGTAAGTGATTGCGTTTCTCATTTGCGCCGTCACGATGAGCGATTTGGTTCCATTAAACCCTTGCGATCGCCTCGACTTCAAGGTCGATTCGGCCGGTTCATCGAAACCGATCTGATCATTGATCGTCTTTTTTATTGAGTTCGACGCGATCATCCCTATTCGTTCATAATGCGTCCGCACGGAAGCAATTCCTTTTTCAAAAGCATCGTCAGCTGCTTTTCTAAATTCTTCACTAATCGCGTCCTGCGCGTTGAAAATGCCAATTTGCATAACCGGTCTTGGTGGGATGTTATTGACCGGTGAGCCAAAATTATTGATCCATAGTAGGGCAGCGTTTCCAATGGGACCTTCCTCGCGCTTGTTGTCTATTTCTGGAATTCCTACCAATATCGCATCTTTTTTAAATGACTTTATGACCCGGTTGATTTCATCGACCGAATCGTAAGTCACCTGGAAAGTAGGTTTCACAGTTGGACTGCTCCTGACCCGAACATTCGGGCCAATCGGATGAATTGCTGACCGTAGATCGTACGGTTCCACCATCCGGCATCTTTTTCGGTTTGCGTATTGGCGTCGTATCCGACATTCACGGCCCCGACCGCTTTACTGTTCGCGATTCCGCCGTGCTGACCAGGGGATCCGCCGACGGACGCGGCCTGCACGTTTTGGGCTGCGAGCGTGATCTCGTGCGCGACGTAGAGTTGCACGCCATTGACGTACATGTTGTCCCAGAGACATTTGTTTATTTGGAGTTCGGCGACGCCGGCCCAAAACGTGATCATTGAGTCTGGATAAGTCGACGTTGAGCTAAATTCAGGAAAGTTTGCTCGAAACGCCGAAATGTCCACTTACTCATCCTTTTGTTTTGGCTTTCGTCCCTTTTTTGGCTTTTCAGGCTCGGATTTTTCTACTTCGTCAACAGACTTTTCGATTTGCGAATCTTGAGAATCGTGAATGATCTCTACTTTGCCATTTTTTATCATCGACAAAAAATATGCATTTTTGCGCAAATCATTAGGAACTTCGCTGATTCCGATGGGGTAATCAACCCCACCGAAACAAACTTTACAGTTGAATTTTACTTTCATGGTGCAACCCCTGACGCTTAGATGCCGTCAGCGTATCGCAGCGTTTCGGGATAAACAATCTCGAGACCACCGAATGCCCAAATGTAGGGAGCGGTGTATCGGATACCTTGATAGTACGCCGTCTCGCGACGGATCGGTACCATCGGATACCGAACGCGCATTTCGTCGTTCGTGTAGGCGACCATGCGATCCTCGCTATCGTTGCCTCGGCCCGTGAGCCATTTTACTGGCTGAATATCGAGCTCTTTTCCATTGACCGATAACGAAATGGAATTCTCCTTCAAGAACTTGAGAATCGAAACGTTGCCGGCCGAGGAAACTTTTTGGCTGGCGATGTAGGAAAATTGGAATGGCGGGAGCAACAGTTTGTCAGGACAAACCGCGAATGCCGCCGATTGCCAGCAAGCTTCGATGAGGGTATTGACGTCAGCCAAAATCTCATCAGGAGTTTTCGTGGTCCACGCCTTCGAACCGGCCGCGCCATCAGCGACTTCAGTTTGCGTGATCAGGTCATTGTTTAAAAGACCTTGCGTTTTAACATCGTCCGATCCGATGTACACGATTTGATCCGTGTTCATTTGATAGAGGATATTCATTGCTTCCATTTTTTGAGCATCGATCGGCTGACCGGTCAATTGCGACCGTTCCAATTCAACCGAGGTGTAGGAAACTTCTCGACCCAAAAGGCGCAAAGGAAGAACGATACGCTCACCGTTAATTTCCACTCCGGGGATCGCAGTCGTCTCAGCCGACAACCATGGCATGTTACCGCCGCTTGATCCGGAGCTATTTTTTAGCGTACCGGGCGCTGCGAAGGCGGACCGAATGAACGAAGTGCTTTCGTTGCTCATCGTAATTCCAGCGCGCAGCTTGATGTCGCGACCCCAGCTTACGGAGACGAGCGGTTCGTACAACCGTTTATCGAGGTTATCGAGTTGGTTGACGAAATACGATAGTGCTGAATCTCGTGTTCTAAATCGGCGGCCTGCTTTTAACATATTAATCCCCTTTTATTAGCGAGCGATTCTCAGTTCGGTGTTGTTGTCTGCGTCCTTACCGTCGGATGCCCAAGACGCTTGAGTCGAGCTCAGCGCAACCGATTTCGAGGTATCAGATACAGCTTCAAAATCTCCGATTGCTTTACCGGTGTCCGCGATCACGCGTACATAAACGATTCCACCGCGCGCCGGAGTGCCTTGCGTACATTTCACGGCCACATAGCCGCGAACCGCGAGACCTTGAACTTGATCCGGAAACGGAACGTTGTCGTTTAAACCTTGCGCCGTCGATCCCGAGATACCAGGAACTTCCCGCACGAGGACGCCAGCGAAATCCGAAGCTGACTCACCGCCCACGAATTGAGCGATGCCGCCAGTCACATATTTCATCGGTATACCGAAAGCTTGCGCAAATGTGCTGCTCTGAGCGATCAACATCGCCGGTTCGACGTTTGTTTCGTCGGTGCGAGTGATGTCGCCTGGCACACCAGCCGGAGCATTATAAAGATATGCGGGAGGACACATGAGAATCTCCTTATTTATTCGTGTTGTACCGTTTTGCGTTGATCTCGTTCATTTTTTCCGGGGTCATGTGACTTTCATTATTGAAAATCGCCGAATTAAAATCACCTGTTTTCGTGCGAGTCAGGTCTTGAGTCCGTTTCGATTTCATCAATTCGGATGCAGCGATGAAAATAGTTTCGACTCGTTCCGACTTCGAGTAATCGGGACCCTTACCGCTGGTAAGAGCATCGAT